TCGGCAGCTCGGGCAGAGGCGTGCGGCCGTAGATCGTGCCGCCGGCCCAGCTGGGGCCGAACCGCGCCTCGTAATCGATAGGCGCGCGGAAGTCCGACACCGCGCCCCAGTGCAGCCGCGTGATCCCGGCCACGTAGTTGGACGCAAGGTCCTGGACGTTCGGCAGCGGCGAACTCAACGCATCGCCGCGGATGATGTAGGTGTAGGCCGGAACCTCGTCAAGGCCCTGCTTCCCGCCGCCGAACTTGTTGAAGCTGACGAACTTCAGGTAGAGCGCCGTCCCGACGCGCGAGATCGGCACCGCATGCTTGAAGATCGCGTCGTCGAGGCGGACAAACTTGGCGCCCGCGGCATGCTCGGCGATCGCGGAACCATAAGCGCCGCGGCGCAGGTAGGTCAGGTCGTACTTGCTGCCAGCGGTGAGCGTCGCGGTCTCGTAGGCGATGTATTCGCCGTCGACGTAGCAGATGGTGTTCAGCCGGTCGGCATCGTCGCGCGTACCACTCACCAGCTCGCCACGGCTCACCGTCAAGTCGACGGACAGCGTGTGCGAGGCATCGGGGTCGTCGCCGGCCGCGAGCAGGGCCGACAGCACGCCGTGCCGCGCGCCGCCGTAGATCGCGCCGACGCGGCGATAGCTCGCGTCGTCGTCGCTCGCCCACACTTCGCAGCCGCCCCACTCGACGCCACCGGAGACGGCGATCCATATCTCCGTCTGGCTCGACACGGTGAGCTGCAGCGGAGGCTCGAAGATCGTCGGCGCATTGACGTTGCCAGGTGCCGTGTTGTAATCGACCGCATACCCGGCGCCAGCTTGCGAGGGGTATCGAGCAGCCGTGGCGACGCCGGCCGGGAACTCTTCTGCGACGATCTTGAGAGTCTCGCTGGCATCGTCGTCGATCGACTTGATGCGCACCGGCGTCATGTCGAGGCCGAGGCCGGGATCCGTCAGCGTGACGAGGTCCATCGGCTCGAGCAGGTCGAAGTTGAACGGCAGCTCGAACTCGTATTCGTTGCGCACGTAGAGCACGCGCTGCAGGATCAGCCAGGCGACGAGATCGGCGGTCGCACGCTCACAGATCCAGTGCGCCTTGATCGGGTCCATCGGCCGTTCGCCGTACAGCTCGATATTGGCCTGGTCCTTGGCGTCGGCGATATCGACGTTGTACTGGTTCTCGCGATCGAGGAACTCGATCTGCACGATGTTGAAGGCATCGGCCTGCGTCTTGCGCACGACGCGCACCGGATCCTCGTCTTTCGGCGCCTGGAAGTGATCGTCGTCGAGGTCATAGACCGGCGTCACGTTCGGCGTAAAAGTGACGCCATGACCGGTCACCGCCTCGTCGCCATACGGGACCATCTTGAGGACGTCGCCGGACCACACCGGCCCCGAGTTCGTAATCCGGGCCAGGTCGGCAACATACTCGTGCGCCGGCTTCTGCTCGGCCAGCGCCGGGCTCAGGAAAAGGCCAAGCGCAACGCAGTAGTCGCTGTAGTGCGTCAGGTCGCCGAGCTTGGCGCTCGGGAAGCCGGCGCCGAAGTGCGGCGCCGTCAGCAGTTCGGAGAGGATATCTTTCGGGTTCGCGTCGAAGATCCCGCCGGCGACGTCGAACGGCGCACGGGCGAGGACCTCGAAGGTATGGTTGGGCAGGCTGGCGCTGTCGCCGAGGTCGTAGCTGGCGCCGGCGACGTAGGCAATGCCCTGGTAGCCGATCGCCTGCTCCGGGTGATAGGTCTCGACGTAGCCCCAGGGCGCCTGCGGATAGGTGCCGAGGAAAGCGGTCAGGCCGAGCGACGCCAGCGTGTGCTGCTCCTTGTCCGCCCATGCCCGGCGGACCTCGTAGATCGGGCCTTCGCACAGCGCCATCGCCACCGCGGTCTGATAGGTATAGGTGGTATTGCTGCTCGAAACGCCGCCGCCGCCGCCCTTGCCGCCACCCCCGCCGCTGCTGGTGGTCGTGGTGTGCGGGATCGCCTTGAAGTCGGCGTACCAGATCAGGTTCGCCGGCACGCGCGTCATGCCCCAGATGGCCGGAATCGCCATGCCGAATGCTGACGTTTGTACACGCAGCGCGCCGAGCATCGGCGCCGACGTCGAGATGGTCTGATTGCCGCCGCCGAACAGGCCGCTCATGCCGCCCACCCGTTGAGACGATAGAAGCCAGCGAAGCGGTCCGAGAGGCTACCGGCAACGTCGGTCAGCACCACGCCGCGCTCGGGGCGATAGGCGTGGATGATGCGCGGCCATGCGACGACGATGGCACCGTGCGAATCGGTGCGGCCGAACGAGAACATGGCGATATCGCCCGGCTTGCCGTCAGCCACCGGCCGCGCGTACTGCAGCAGGTAGTGCAGGAACTTCTGCTCGCTCCGGTGCAGCATCCAGTCGGACGGGTAGTGCTCGGGCTGAAACTCGGGCACCAGGCCGCAAGCGGCATAGACGGCGATCAGGAAGTTGGCGCAATCGACACCAGCACCCTTGCGGCGCGCTTCATGGTGCCAGGGCGTGCGCAACCAACTGCGCGCCTCCGCAACCACCGCCTGGCGCTGCTCGATCTCGCTCATAGCGCGGTCTCCGGGATCGGCACGTAGGGCGTGGCACGGAAGTTCGGCTTGTTGTTGAACTTCACGTCGCACGTCACCTGGCAGCGATCGCAACCGGCGTAGGCATTGAAGGTGTCGCCGGGCGCCGGCACGGCAGGCAGAGGCAGCGACAGCTTGAAGAGCCCCGGCGCGTAGCTCTTGACGGTGCGCATGACCCCGGCGTTCTCGCCGGCGGTGAAGGTGATCGTGCCCTGGTCGAACCAGCCGGCCGCCTGGGCAAGCGCACAGGCGATCTGCGTCGTCGTGCTGCCGGCTGCGACGACACCGGCAACAGCGAAATTCGCCTTGATCAGTCCGCAGCCGCTGTTGTAGACCGAGTGCAGGCACGGCGCCTGGTAGAGGTTGTGCGGCGCCTTGACGTTGAGCAGCTCGAGGTCGGACTTTACTGACAGCACAACCTGCGTGCGCGACGGCGTGACGTCAGAAACCGCCCCCGAGAACTTGGTCAGGGCGCCGACGACTGGCGTGCTCCAGTCGGCCATGTAGGCGCGCTCAAACAGCACGCGCGTGCCATCGAAGCCGCCGTTGCGCGCGTAGTGCGGATAAGGCAGCCCGGCGATCAGGTGCTCGGCCGGATCCGCAACGATGGTCAGTTCCATCGTATCGACCTCGACGCCGACGGCATGGTGGATGTTGCCGCGCTCGAGCGTCGGGCCCGAGGATGAGAAGGCGTGCCCGCCCCACGACACATCGACGTCGGCCGTCGTCCAGCGGTAGATCGTGCCGTCGAGCTGCGTGAACGTGAAAAGCTCGGCGAAGACGAAGCGGCCGGACGCAAGCAGCGCGACGAGTTCGGGCGACGCGGTCTTCATATCTTCGTCCCCAGGGAGCCGACCAGCTCGACCTTCTTGTTCTTCCAGATATCCTCGAGGAAGCGCTCGAACTCGCTGGAGTCGCGCTGGAAGCGGCAGCGGAAGTAGTAGGCGCCATCCCAAGTGAGCGCGGCGCCGATCGCGGGCGCTGCCTCGAAGGTCACCATGCCGGTGGCCGAGACGGTGTAGCCCGACGACTGTTCGACGCCGGCCTTGTAGATCGTCGGCGCGCCGTTGAGATTCATCACAGGCTCGAGGAAACCGCCGCCGATCATGGAGCGCACGAGCTGGAACTGCAGCGTCGTTCCGTCGCCGGTGCCGAACTGCTGGCCGGTCACCGTGCAGTCGTCGGGGTCCGTGAAGAGGAAGGAATCGAACGCGCCGCGACGGGCGCAGAAGAAGTCGACGAGCGTCTGCAGCTCAAGCTCGGCGCCGCCGCGCAGGAACTCGTAGCCGAGCACGAACTCCCAGAGCGGGTAGGCGCGCTGCGCCGCCCGGACCTCGTTGCCCGAGACCGCACGCTTGATCAGCGTCGAGAACTCGGGCAGCTTGCGAACGGTCGGCTCGAGGCCCGGCAGCGAGGGATAGACGGCGTTGCCCATCAGCGCTTCACATCCACGAAGTTGCGGTTCATCTGGCGCAGGATTTTTTTCATATCGCCGACCCGCACGACGTCGTTATCGTTACGAGCGTGAATGTGAATGTCACCACCACCAGCAGCCTCTGCGCCTCCGCCATGCGCCAAGCCGCGGATCACGTTGGCGTACTTCTGCGGCAACACCATCTCTTCCTCATGGAGCTGCGTCAGCGGATTAAGCCCCGCCGGAATGTCGTAGCCGCGCGCGGCGGACTTGCGGTTCAGCAGCCCCATCACACCGCCGAACACCATCGCCATCGCCGCCATTGCCATCCAGGGACCAACGCCCGGAATGCCAGCGACTGAACTCGCCGCTTCGGACCCCGCCTCGGCCGCATTCGCCGTCACGATCGGTACCGTCTCGGCGGTCTTCGTTGCCACCTTTGCCGACGAAGCGGCTTCGTCGGCGGTTCGTTCGGCCGTGAGGAAACCCATCTTCACAGCCAACATTCGCGCCTGAGCGGCGATCCACTCGCCGAGCGGCCGCGCGATCAGGTTCTGTATGAAGCTCTGGTAGATGGACTGGAAGATTCCGGCCAACCCTTGCTGCAAACTCCTGGCGCGCGTCAGCATTGCGTCGGCGGCATTACCGAACGAAACGCCAATGTCGCCGAACAAACCGCCGACCCCGTCCGCTTCCTTCTTCTGCTGGCCAAGCTCGCCGCGCCGCATCTGGTAATTTCGCTCGACCTCTAGCAGCTGTTCCTTGATGCGCGCCAACTCGGCCGGCGACATGTTCGGATCGCTCTTGGCCAACTCCAGGCGCTCGAGCAGCGCCTGGTATTCGATCTCGAAGCGCCGCCGCGCGAAGTCCTCTTCAAGCGTCACCAGCTCGCTCTTGGTGATCTCGCCGTTCTCGCGAGCGAACTTGGCCTGCTGTTCCTCGTACTGAATCTGCGCCAGCGCGGCGTTGCGTCGGGAATCGACAGCGACCTGTTCGAGGTCGCGCATTTCCTTGGAAGCCTGACGCCGGATCTCGACTTCGAGCGTCGCCGTGCGCTTGGCGATCGCGAGGCGATCCTTCGAGGTCAGCGTGTATGTCGCCTGCAGTTCACGCCAGTAGGCCAGCTCCTGTTCCTTGCTGAACTGGCGCAGGCCGTTCTCCTGCTCATAGACGTTCTTCAACTCCGCCAGGCGCGCCTCGTAGGTCGCCATGAAGCTGGGTTCCTTGTCCTTTTCATCCTTCGGCGGGGCCACATAGCCGCGCCCCTTGCCGCCGGGCTTCGGCATCGCGTCAGGGCGAGCAAAGAGGTTCCATATCTTGTCGCCCGTCGCACGCCCTTCGGCGACCATATTTGTGAACGCGGTCCGCCATGCCGCTTCCGTGTTCGAGGCGATTCCCTTAAGCCGCTCACCGGCACCGCTGAAATTTCCAGTGAGGGCCATACCGGCCGCCTGAGCGACGCCGATAATCGGCTCAGCAAACGTCACCACCAGCGCATTAAGCAGCTCCGCAACCTGAAACACAGCGGCCTTCAGCAGCCAGAAGAGAGAGATCAGCCCGCCAATCGCACCTTTGAAGGCGATCACCGCAACCGGGCCGACCTCCGCGAACCATTTGCCGAACTGCGTGAGCACCGGCATCACAGCGTCGCCGATGGTTTTCTTGATCGCGCTGAGCACGTCGTCGACGTCGTTCATCGCCGCCTTGTGCTCTTTCGCCGCCTCGACGTTCTGCACGCCGATCACCAGGCCGAGCGATTCTGCCTTGATGCGCGCCTGCTCCATCGAATCCGCCTGCAGCCTGACGAGCTTGGCAGCATCGCCGGCACCCTTGGCGAACAGCGTCTGCGCGGCTAGGTTGCGGTCGGTGCCCTCCTTGTACGACTTGAGGACCGCAACGGCATCGAAAACGAGATCCCGCATGTTGCGGAACTCGCCATTCGCATCGCGCGTCTTGAGGCCGAGCGCATTGAGGTCGCCCTCGTTCGAGCGCAGCTGGCGGCCGAGATGCAGCGCCGCGGCGGCGAAGTCGTCGGCGCCGACATAGATGTCGCCGAGCGCGACATTGAGCACGCTCGCCTCGCCGGCACTGATGCCGAGCGCGCGGGCCAGCAGGTTGGCCTCGCCGGTGAGGCGCTTCGACTCCTCGACGGCGGCTCCGAAGACCTTGCCGCCAGCGAGCAGCGCGCCGACGGCGATGAACTTGGACTGCAGAGAGCCGAGCGGCCCCGTCATACGAGACAGCGCGCCCTCGCCTTCGACGCCCATTCGCTTGAGGTCGGCGGTCGCCTCGCGCAGCTTCTGTCGCAAGGGGGATACGTCGCCGTCGACGACGATCTTGGCGCGGTTGTCGTCAGCCATGATCAGTCCAGGAGGTCGAGCATCGGATCATCGGGACGCCCCTCGATGACGGGCAGGCCGGCAGCGATCGCTTCACGGAAAGCGTCCTGCGGTGAGCGTGCGAGCGTTTGCACACGCGGCTCAGGAATGCCGAGCGCCAGGGCGATGCGCTTAAGCTGCACCGCCGCCGGCGGGACTGTCTTCCAGTGGCGGAGTAGCGCATTGGTTTGCGGCAAGGTTAGGTGTTGGTCGACGTGATCCCAGGTCCATCCGGCGGCGCTGACGAGGTAGGCATAGAGGCCGTCCCAATCGAAGCCATCAACGCCGCCGCGACTTTTCCCATGTCGGCGTAGTCATCGGAGACCTGCAGACCATTGACGCGCGCGATGCGGTCGACAACGAGCGCTAGATCCCATAGCGGAACCGAGAGGCGTTCTACTGTGCGCATCTGGACATTGAGACCCAGCGCCACCACCTTGATGATGTCGTCGAACAGCGCCTCGTCGATTTGAAGGGAGGCGAACCGCTGCGAGCTACGTACGATCGCCGGCATCAGTTCGCGCATAACTCGCAGGGGGCGCGCGCGCAAGGCATAGACGCGCCCCTCCAGCACAACGCACTCGACGCCGACGAGACGCATCATGAAGCGTATGGCGAACAAGCCGCGCAGCCAAGCGGCGATCCGCACAAGCAGCGGCGCACCTGGCAACGGGCGAACGATAACGGTCGTCATCATGTCAGTACATGCAGAGGTAGCCGATGTTGCCGGCGGCATCGGCGAAGGCCTCGGCCTCAAA